GTCGTGTTCTGGGCCAGCAAGTTCTTCCGTCAGGCTTCCTTCAAAATCAATAACCACTCCACCGTCACCAGTATCTATTGATACAGCGTCAGGATTTACGACCTGTACTTCAATCTCTTCTGCGTCTGTTTCTTCGATGTCTAGATCTGATGGCTTCATTGGTTTTTCAATAGCCATTTAAGTCTCCTAAATGTGTGCACAAACTAATGATAGCAGATATTACTACCATACGTCTAGTGGCGAAGCAGATTTTGGTGGGGGATATCTGCTTCGCCGTGAAACGTAAAAGGGAGAATACGCTTCAGTTTGTATTATAACAAGAAAAAAGGGGCCGCAAAGACCCCTTAGTTGGGAGGAGCAAATTTATATTTGCAGCGTAACATAAAGATGTGTAATCTGTAAACAAAAAGGAAACGCAATGACAGAATCCAATGAAGCAGATGTTGTTAAGTTAAAACGCAACACTCTACTTGCAGAGTCCGATTGGAAACAGGCAAACGATAGTTCATTAACAGATGCTGAAAGAAATGATTGGTCTGTGTATAGTGACGCTTTACGTAATCTCATGGTACATGAAAACTGGCCCAATCTAAAAGATGCTGACTGGCCTGCGGAACCTAAATCTACAGGTGAGCCTAAGCGAGCAAGAAATTCTAAAGGGCAGCTTGTCGGAGATAATCCTGACACGCCTGATGTAAACGAAGCATGGGAAGGTGGGAAAGCACCATAATGGAACTTTCGATACCTATGATATGGAATATCATCGTTGCTTTAGTTGTGGTTCCTATGGGGTGGTGGATTAGTCAGATGAGTAGTGAGGTAAAACGACTCAACATCTTGCTAAACATGACTCGTGAGAGTTATATTAAACGAGAAGATCATCAATCAGAGCTGTCTAGGGTGGTAGATCATCTGGTTAGATTAGAAGGAAAAATAGACAAGCTAGCAGAAAAGGTCTGAAGACGGGAGATATTCGGTTAGGGTGTAATTATCGATCCAATTAGTTGTGTCGCAATGGCAACAGGTGCTTTCAAAGGTCTCAAAGCAGCCATTGGTGCGGGAAAAGATTTACAACAAATGACGGGACAGCTTGCCAATTGGGGCAAGGCGTTCAGTGATTTCACGAACATAGAAGAGCGGGAGAAGAATCCTCCGTTTTGGAAGAAGACGTTTAGGGGGTCTGATGAAGAGACTGCTATTGAGATCTTTGCAAACAAGAAAAAAATGGAACAGATGAGGGCAGAGATCAAAGATCATATCTCTTGGAATTACGGGCCGAGTGCATGGAAAGAAGTCCTACAGATAGAGGCCCAGATGCGTAAGCAAAGAAAAGATGAACTTTATCGCAAACAAGAACAAGTGGATGCAATGATAAATTTCGCTATTGGTGCTACAATATTTCTAATAGGTGGGGGTGTGTTGTTTGTTTCTTTCTATCTGTTAGGTCAATGGCAAGGTAGGTGGTAAATGTGGGTTTTACTCTGGGTTCAGTTAACAACAAGCGCGGCTAGTGGTAATGAATTTGAACACTATCATGTTGGCAGCTACACCAAACAAGAAGTCTGCGAAATAGCAAAAGATGAAGCTAAAGTTCTTGTAACGAACGAAAAATCAAAAGTTGTGTGCATTAAAATAGAGCTGTGACAGCGGTTGAAACTAAACATCGCCGCTGGGTAGTGTATGATGATGCAGGCAAAGTTGTTGTCCTGTGTAGTGACAGACGTATAGCAGAACGATACGCTAGTAGTATTCTCTCTTATGGTAATAAGGAGCGTCATCCTCCCACTCGTCAGTCGGAAGACGAATGAATCCACCCTGACGAAAGCGCAATAACGCCATAACCGTGCTGTCAACAAGGTCATCGTTAGACATAAACGGAAATCCCGCTATCTCTTCGACCAGTTCATCAGCCCAGCGAGTCGCTGGCACCCACGCCATACCCGATGCAATGATATCTGCCACAGAATTAAGCCTTGCAAGCTTGTCACCCGTGCCACGGTGGGGTGTATACTCCTGTACAGGCAGTCCCATACGTCTCATTTCTTGGTAGATAGCCGTTCCTGCGGACTTTTTCTCTACAATAAACGCATCTGGCTCCCATTTTGTGTACTCATCCATAGAAAGTTGCTTTAATTCAGGAAATTCTAGCCGTTTTTTGATAGAATCTAGCAAAATCAGGTGATGTGCGTTCTCATCTTCGTTAAAAAACACTCCCCACGTGGTTAATGCGGTGTAATCGGCGCGATTATGCTTCTCTGCGGCTGCATCAAGCGACATAATCACATATTCTACGTGCGGAGGCTGATCTTTAGGCCATCTACCCCACCATTCCCGCTTAACTATCGATGCTTCCTCGGCTGTAGGCTTCTGCTGGTACTGCGAGTTCCACTGAAACACAGGCATAGAGGCTTTTGTACGCTCCAAAGCTGCTAGATCAAAGAACTCAGGCCATAATGGCTTCATAATCGGCTTGCCATCGCCATCTTCAGCGTCCAGCAGAGCAGGAAACTCCACAATCTCGTACTGATCCGCCAGTTCGTTCTTCACCATATCGTTAGTCACACGCCCTGTGAGATCATCCATGTGCCAACGTGTCTGTACAATAGCTACTCGACCACCTGGCATAAGACGGGTACGTGCACCAAAGGTAAACCATTCATATGCTTTCTCAAACACAGAGAAGTTTCCGTTAATAACGTCTTGTTCAGAATGTGGGTCGTCGACGAGCAAGAGGTCAGCACCCCGCCCAGCAAGAGCAGAACCAATACCACACGCAAAATACTCACCTCCAAAATTTGTGTTCCATCTACCTGCCGACTTACTATCTATAGCAAGTGAGACTTCTGGAAATATTTCTGTATACTCTGTAGAGGCGATCAGGTTACGAACCTTCCGCCCAAAATCTACCGCGAGGTCCGTGGTGTGTGACACCATCATAACCTTCTTACCGGGGTTACGCCCAAGAAACCAAGCGGGGTAAAATATACTTACAAGCTGTGACTTACCGTGACGGGGTGGTATGTTCACACAGACACGGTCTTTGCTCCCATCCTCCAAGGACATGAGCTTGTTCGCCAGTATCCGATGATGTCGGCCCACTTTATAATCAGCCTGCATCCTCTTACAAAACTCTATCAGGTCGTCATGAGCTGCTTTGTTACCCTGCCTCGTAGAGAGTTCTCCTACAATCTTATCTATCTCGTCCAGCTCTTCAGGGCTGAATGAGTCTAGGTTGTCTAACATATGCTGAATGTCAGCATCTGAGAAATCCATATCTTTAGCTAGGACAGCTAAGTCACTCATCGTCTAGCCCTAACTCTTTGTCCACGTCGATGACTTTACCCTCAACCACAATGGCGTCCTCTATCTCAGGTTCTGGATTTACCAGTCGTGTTAACTTCTCACGGAGCTTCTCTTTCAGGTCATCCGTAGTCTGATGTGTGATTGTTACTTCTGACTTCTCCGCAAACAGGCCCACATCACTGACCTTACCTAACAGCTCCAACGCACGTATGCGTATCCGTGGATCAGGATTCTCGGTCTCCTCGATCAGCTTGTTTGTCACAAGATGTCTGACCTGTGTCGCTGACTTAACCACAGAGTGACCAAAGTCCTTGAGTATTCTGTCTGTCATTAACAACGTCGCAGGAGTCAAGTTCGCCACCCGATTCGGCGTTGCTGCCTTAGAAGTCTTTTCAGGGTCTTCGGCGTAGGACACAGCAAGGGTAGCTGCAATATCTTTATCTTCTGCATTTGGTTTTATCTCCAACCCCTTCTCATGTAGCAGCTTTGCCGTTTCCGCAGCAGCGCTTGCCTTTACTGCAAGGTCTTTAATCTTTGGAGGAGGGCGCATTTTGACCCCCTTCTCTGGTTCTATATGTATTGCCATCTTACCCACCTTGTTTGTTTTATTATAAAAAATTTTTTCAATATATCAATCTGGGACTCATATTATATTTTTTGAATATGTAGGGGGGTGGGGGTACGAACTGTGCCGAAAAGGGGTGGGGGGTAGCTAACCCATTGATATCATTAGGTTATGTTGTTCGCAATTAATGGGAAACGTAAATTTTCGTCCAAACCTTTATTATATAGATATGCGAGGTGTGTCGCTATAAGGGGGGGTTGGGGGTACGTGGGGTCAATATATGTAGTTATAAACTACGCTAGAGCATTATCTGTAGTTATAAACTACGTGATACTGTGACAAGGTACGACAAATCACGTATAAAGATCTTGTCAGGCGGCGATGAACGTCGAACTGATTAACTTAACGATAACAATGGAAAGGACATCACATGTCTAATATCGTATTGAACGAGCAGTTTGTAAAACTGTTCACAGCCGACGCAAGCGCGGATACTAAAAGCCTCAAGACTAGAGGTGCTCTACTTACTTACTGTATTGATGCAAACATCGATTTCACTAAGGAGACGCTCTCGCCAGAGCAGCTCAAGGAACTCAAGGGTTTGATTCCCTTGCGCTTCCCGCCAGAGGCGAGAGCATTGCTCAAGCTTGGCGCTGCTAAAGCGGAGGATAAGATTGCTGCCTCATGGGACGGTACTAAGTTTAACTCGCAAGGTCGGCCTAAAAATTGGAAGTTCTGGGATAACGAAATTGGCAACGTGTTACGCACACTAGCCAAAGGCGTTGCGAGACGTAAGCAAACAGCGGCACGTGTCGCATCTGGCGGTAACACTACTCGCACGTTGATTGAACGTCTAGCTGAAGAGACCAACAAGCTCTTCAACGCGGTAATCGTCGCGGATACTGACAAGCTTCCTGATAGCTTTGACGTTGACACTGTCTTGAAAGAT